CTGTTTGGCTTCACTATTAGCCGCGGCGGTAAGGAGGCGGATAAGCCTACAGAGGAAAAAGAAAAGAGTTTTGCTCTACCTCAGAACGATGATGGCGCAGTCAATATTCAGACTGGCGCCTATTTTGGCACGTATGTCGATCTAGAAGGCGTCGTCCGCAATGAAGTCGAGCTAATCACCCGCTATCGCGAAATGGCTATGCAGCCCGAGCTAGAGACCGCCATTGACGATATCGTCAATGAAGCCGTGGTCATCGAAGACTCTGGCAAGTGCGTCAATCTCAACATGGACGATCTTAAGCAGCCCGAGTCAATCAAGAAGAAAATCACCGAAGAATTTAACAACGTCCTGCGTCTGCTCAACTTCGGCAACATGGGTAACGATATCTTCCGTCGGTGGTATGTCGATGGACGTATCTTCTATCAGGCTATTATCGATGAAACCAAGCCCCGCGATGGTATCAAGGAGCTCCGTTACATCGATCCCCGCCGTATTCGTAAGATCCGTGAAATTCAGAAGACCAAGGATCCAAAGACCGGCATCGAAATCATCAAATCGACGCGCGAATACTACCTCTACAATGAGCGCGGCGTCGTCGGTGCACACTCAAATCTTGGCGCACGCATCTCGACCGATGCAGTCATCAATGTCAATTCAGGTCTGATGGACTCTCGGAGAGCCATGGTGATATCATACCTACATAAGGCCATCAAGCCTCTGAACCAGCTCCGCATGGTCGAGGACGCCTGCGTCATCTATCGTCTGTCTCGTGCTCCTGAACGTCGCGTCTTCTATATCGACGTTGGTAATCTACCAAAGGTCAAGGCAGAGCAGTATCTCCGTGATATTATGGTCAAGTACCGCAATAAGCTGGTATATGACTCGAATACAGGTGAAATCCGCGATGACCGTAAGCACCTGTCGATGCTTGAAGACTTCTGGCTACCTCGCCGTGAAGGTTCTCGTGGTACAGAAATTCAGACCCTCCAGGGAGCTCAGAACCTGGGTGAGCTGGAAGACGTAAAGTATTTCGAGCGTAAGCTCTACAAATCGCTCGGCGTACCTGTTTCTCGTTTGGAATCACAGACTGGATTCTCTCTTGGTCGAACGACCGAAATCACCCGCGATGAATTGAAGTTCAACAAATTTATCCTGCGTCTGCGTAACAAGTTCTCAATCCTGTTTGACGACGCGATGAGAACTCAGCTTTCTCTTAAGGGTATTTGCACCAAAGAGGAATGGGAAGAGTTCCGCGAGTTTATCTGGTACGACTTCCTCAAAGACAACAATTTTGACGAGCTAAAGGACGCAGAGCTTTTCCGTGACCGTCTGGCTCTACTCGCCCAGGCCGAACCCTATGTGGGTCGCTACTTCTCGGTCGAATGGACCAAGAAGAATATCCTCCAGTTTACCGAAGAGGATATCGCCACAATGGATAAGCAGATCAAGGCCGAGAAGGAAGACGGCACGGCAGCACTCATGATACCTCCTGACGGCATGACGCAGCAGCTAATGGGCGGAACCCCAATGCCTGGTCAGCCTATGCCTCCTGAAGGTCAGCCAGAAGACCCTAATCAGCAGGATCCGAATGCCCAGGGTCAGCCTAACTCCATCCAGACTGATATTGCCGTCGAACCTATTGATACAAAGATGAAGGCCCTCAAGATGGAAGGCAAGCTAAATATCATCAAAGATACCACTCGAAAGGTCATCCTATAATGTCAGAAATCAAGAAAATCGTTCAGGCGATCTATAACAACGACCCCAAGGTCGTTCGTGAGAGCCTAGAGACAGTCATCAATAACAAGGCCGCACAGGTCGTTGAGTCCCGCAAGGTTCTCATTGCCAAGACCCTGATCGCCCAGGAATAAGATGAAAAAGCTATCCGAGTTTTACCAGAACAATCGTGGCGAGGAACTTCTGACCGAATTAGCAGATGAAGACCGCCGCTTGGCTGTTCTGGTTCGCTCGGGTCTCTTTGACACAAAGAAACTCCCCCTTCTCAAGCGCGCAATGGACAAGGAATCGACGTCCATGACGCCTCAGGAGAAGGGGGTTCTTATCGACCTGCTTCACAGACTTCTAGGCGTCATCGATTCCAATCCCGCTCTATACACCAAGGTTCGCTCGGCCGTCAAGGAAGAATTGGATGAGGCTGTCACTAAAGAGCCCCCAACGACCCTTCTCATGCGCCGTAAGGCCATCCGTCAGTTCCCTGATGGAAAGAAGGTCGTTCTGTACTACATCGACCGGCTCGCCAAGTTTATCTCGATTCCATATGACGATTTCTTCGCTCTGGGAACTGGAGACATTCCTATTGCCGAAGAGGTCCAGGATGTCAACGAAACAGTCATGCCTATGCTGAAAAAGATCGCCGCTGCTGGTGTTCCTATGGATGTCTTCCATATGGACAATATGATCACGAAAGTCGATCCCGTCACGGCGAAGTCGATCCTGAACGTCCATGACGCAGTAAACGACTCGAATAAGAAGAAGCTCGAAGGTATGATAAATAAGAGTAAGGCAAACTTTGCCAGAGTCGCAGCATTCGCGCATGGCGCGCACGTCAGCTAATAGGAAATGAAATGGCTAATACATCCCAGAAACTAATTGACTCCACGCGCCGCGTTGTATACTCCTTCACTGGAGATGCCGCAGAAGTGCGCACACTCAAGATCAATCCAGGCACTCTAGCGTTCTCGATGAATGCGAACAATCGTATTCTTGGTGCCGGTACAGACCGCAAGTCCCAGTATCGCTTGGCGCTCAAGAAGGTCATCTATTCAATCAATGGCGGACCTTCAGACGGATTCCTACAGATTTCCACAGATGGTGATGCATCACCAAATACGATGCTGAACCTATCAGGATCAGGCGTCATGGCATTTGCTGAAGGCGGTGACGATTTCACCCTCGCATTCCCAGTCGCGGCCAACTCTACTGGAAACATCTACTTCTCGACATCAACCTTCTTCGGTAACTGCTCCTACTCTGTTATCATGGACTTCCGCAAGAATCCTGCTGACTTCGATCAGGGACAGACCGCCGATCCTACTGCATTCAACCGATAAGGAATAAGACCGTGAAAGACCTAGTAAAAGCAATTGTAGAAGGGCGCTCCGCCGAAGCCTCAACTTTGCTTGAGGGTCGCATGGTCGACATTCTCAAAGAGAAGCTTGTAGAAGCCAAGAAAATTGTTGCAACGCGATATGGTCTTCAGGACTATCTCGGTGAAGATGCAGCCGCAGAGCTAAACGAGCTATCCAAGAAGACGCTTGGATCCTATATCAAGAAAGCCACGAATGACGTATCCTATCATTCATTTGCGGCTGGCGACGAACAAAAGGGTCGCGGTAAGAATTCCCTACAACATGATCAGAAGGCTATGCAGCGTCAGACGGGTGTAGAGAAGGCCACTGACAAAATTGTCAAGGAAGAACCTCTGGATGAAGGTCGTCCTTCTCAGCGTCACCCATTAGAGGGTCACGATTATCACAAAAAGACCGGCGCTGCATTGAATTATATTGCTAAGGATGCCCATGCGGCCGCAGAGGCAATGAAGGGCGGCAATACAGCAGCAGAAAACAAGTACCGCGATCAAGTAAATGACTCTGATACAGTAAGACACTGGAGACAGAAAAATGGTATGCCTGACTGGTACAAAAAGAAATATGGCCACGTCAAGGAAGGCACCAAGGAAGAAGTCGAAGCTCTAGACGAGGCCGTCCAACATTCTGGACGTCTGAATATCATCAAGGCTCGTATCCGCAAGGGTAAAGTCCAGCGCCGCAAGAAGGTCTCTGCCGTTGCAGGGTATACCCTTCGAGGTGGCAAACTAACGCGCATGACTCCTACTGAGCGCCGCAACCGCCGCCTGGGTCAGCGTCGTGGTAAGATCAAGCGCCGTCGTCAGATGAGTCGGACGCTAATTAAGCGCAAGCGGTCACTGATCAAGCGTAAGGCAATGGGAATCAAATAATATGTTGCTCATACAAGAGGAAATCGAAGAGGTTCAATACCTCACTGAGGATGCCGTTGACGGCAAGCGTTCCTACATTATCGAGGGCGTATTCCTGCAGGCCGAGAAGAAGAACCGCAATGGTCGCATGTATCCACGAGACCTTCTGTCTCGCGAGGTTGCGCGCTATAACGTCAACTATGTGCAGCAGAACCGCGCCTTCGGTGAGCTAGGTCACCCAGATTCCCCAACGATCAACCTAGATCGTGTTTCTCATATGATCAAAAGCTTGACTCCTGATGGGTCAAACTTCATTGGACGTGCAAAGATTCTTGATACTCCTTACGGCAAGATTGTGAAAAACTTGATTGACGAGGGCGCTCGACTGGGCGTCTCCTCTCGTGGGCTAGGCAGCCTGCGTGCTCAGAATGGCGTACAGATGGTTCAGGATGACTTCTATTTGGCTACGGCAGCAGATATCGTAGCCGACCCTTCGGCACCAGATGCATTCGTAAGAGGCATCATGGAAGGCAAGGAATGGGTATTTGATAACGGTTCCTTCAAGGAAATCGATTATGACAGAACCAAGAAGGCTCTGACAGAAGCGACTCGCTCAGACTATGAAGCGATCAAGCTCCGTCAGTTCCATGACTGGCTCTCAAAACTGTAACTTTCATAAATAGAAATAACACTCAATGCTAAAGGAGTTTCAATAATGGCAAAGAAAACACTGGCGGAAGCAGCAGAAGCAATTCTAGCTGGTAATCTTCGTGCCAATGGAGACGGCGACAAGTTTGGCGCTGGATCCAGTCAGTCTGGAGTTTCAACTCCTGGACAATCAGGTAAGGC